TATATACGTATATACCCAAAAGTAGCAAAAAGCGGGGTGAGGTATATACCATGAGTAAGAGGAAGATACTTTACTGCGGGGACGAGGAAGTTTGGGAGCGAGTTGTTTTGGGGGCGTCTGAGCGTGGTCTTTCGATAAGCCAGTTATTGTTGTCGCCTTTTCGTTCTGGCGCGGTAAGGTCTGTTGGTCGTGGGACGCCGATTTACGGGGACGGGGTTTCGGAGGTTGGTCCGACCGAGAAGACGACGCGGGGGGACATGGTGGTTCCTATGTCAGACAGGGAGCGGTTTAAAATAGCGAATCCGAGGAAGGTGTGTCCAGCGTGCCACAAATTCAACAAGGATTGCGAGTGCTGAAATAATTTTTTCTCCACTAAAAGGGGGTTGTTCACTTTTAATGAACAGGGCGAAATAATGAACAGGTGGTCACAGCGACGAGGGGGGGAAATGAGGGAGTTCACGATTGACGGCAAGCGTATTACTGACGATTCTGATTGTTATGTAATAGCTGAGATAGGTAACAACCATCAGGGTGATTTAGAGACTGCTATGCAGATGTTCCGGGTCGCCGATAGCTGCGGTGTTGACGCTGTGAAGTTGCAGACGCGCAATAACAGGGAGTTGTTTACCGAGGCGGGGTATAACGCACCCTATGACAATGAGAGTAGCTACGGTGCTACTTACGGGTTGCACAGGGATTATCTTGAGTTTGGTGTCGGGGAATATTTTGAGTTGATGAGTTTAGCCAAGGAGCTTGGCATCAGCATGTTTTCCACCCCGTTTGATTTCAAGAGCGCGGACTTTCTGTATGAGTTGGGGATGGAGTTTTTCAAGGTTGCGTCCGGGGATTTGCGGAACATCCCGTTTTTGAAGCATATCGCAGGTTTTGGCAAGCCCATGATCGTTTCGACTGGCGGCGCTACCATGATTGATGTTGAAAGGGCGCATGACGCGGTTATGCCGATAAATTCTCAACTTTGCCTTATGCAGTGTACTGCGGCGTATCCTGCGGATTTTAATGTGTTGAATTTAAGGGTGATCGAGACTTACCGTAACAGGTTTCCCGGCGTTACGGTTGGGTTGTCGTCACATGACAACGGCATTGCTATGGCTGGTGTCGCTTATGTTTTGGGTGCCAGGGTGATTGAAAAGCACTTCACCTTAAACCACACGATGAAGGGTACGGATCATGCGTTTTCGCTTGAGCCGATAGGTCTTCAGAAGATGGTCAGGGATTTAAGGCGTGTCAAAATCGCTTTAGGAGACGGTATAAAGCGCGTTTACCCGGTGGAGGAAAAGCCAATTGAGAAGATGGCAAAGAGCCTTTATGCCGCAAGAGATATACCTGTCGGTCATACTCTCGATGAGGGCGATATAGTTTTCAAGTCTCCCGGTATTGGTATTGCACCTTACCGTGTTGACGAGTTTATAGGCGGTAAGGTCATTATGCCGGTACATAAAGACGACCCCATAAACGCTTTTAATGTAGGGGGGGGCGTATTTTAAAGTCCGGTGGGGGGAGAAGCTGTCCGGACCGTTTGCGGATAAAATTAAGAGCGCAATACCAATGGGTAAGGGAGTCAGTGCGGAGGATTTAAAAAGAACGCTGTTATACGCCTGTTGTTGTGATGGTTTAGCGGGTGAGGATTGGCTAGTGGACGGGGGTTATACTAAAATGTAGTGCTGCGCAGCAGGCGGTGGGGGTTTTCCCCTCCTTTCGCCCCCGCCGCCATCTTTTTAAGGGGTAATAATGCGAAAAACAGTAATAGTATTTATAATTTTGATATTTGCCAGCATCGCGTATTCTGCGAAGGTTGTAAACATCACGACGACAAGGATTGACGGTGTTCGTGTTGAAGCCAATCATGGCGGTGTTGCGACGTGCGTTGTTGATGGTTCAGTTTTTGATTCTGCTGGAAACCTTATCAAGCACGAAACGGTGACGGTGAAGTTTGAGGATTTGCCGTCTTCTGTGCGCAACAATTTAAACAACGTAATGAAGCATTTAAGCAGGGAGTTGAATAATTTCGGTGCTGACGAGGACAGCGAGACTTGGGAAGATAAATAGGTCTTTGCGAAGGGGGAGGTAGATGTCAGAGAATCTTTTCAGTAAGGGTCAGAGGATAATGACCTCAGAGGGCAAGGATAATTTCGACCGGATATTCAAGAAGAAGAAAAAGCGTGTAAAGAAACAAAAGGAAGCGAGGAATAAGATTTGCCATCAGAGGCACGCACAAAGAAATTAGAGGCACGCTTACGGGAGATCAAGCAAAAGAAGATCGGCTGGCTTCAGATGCAGCGCGACCAACGCAACGATAATCTGCTTGAGTTTTTTAACCGTCCTAAAGATGAAATGGGTATGCCTGCAAACCCTTTACAGGCGGAGCTTTTAGAGGCTTGGGAGAACCAGAAGTACAAGGTCTTTACTTATACTGGGGCAAATCGGATTGGCAAGACCACAATTCTGACGGTTATCGCGTTTAGCGTAATGTTCGGCAAGTGGCTCTGGAACGACAAGAAGATTTGGTTTCCGCACAGCAAAGCCAGAAAGGTCCGTCTTATAGGGCAGGATTGGGAAAAACATATTAAGGCTGTTATCGCCCCGGAACTAAAGAAGTGGTGGCCCAAGCGTCGCAAGGTCAAGGTCAGAAAGAACAACAACGGTGTTGAATACTATTGGGAAGACGAGGCGACGGGAAGCACGCTTGAGATTATGTCCAACCTTCAGGACTCTGATTTGCACGAAGGCTGGAATGGCGACCTTATCGTTTATGACGAACCGCCAAAAAGAGAGATAAGGGTTGCCAACGCCCGTGGCCTTATAGACCGCAAGGGGCGTGAGTTGTTCGCTATGACGCTTTTAAAAGAAGCGTGGGTTGACAGGGAGATAATCAAGGCGGTTGACGAGAAGGGCAGACCAGACCCGACAGTTTATAGCGTAGATGGTGATATAAACGTCAATATTGGATATGGAATTACCCAAGAGGGCGTAGACCAGTTCATAAAGACCCTGACCGACGACGAGATAAGCGCCCGTATTGAGGGAAAACCGTCATACATGAGCGGTCTTGTGTACCCCAAGTTCAGCAGGAAGTTAAGACCGAGGGGACACCTTGTAGAGCGGTTTCAGATTCCGCTTAATTGGATGGTCGGGATTGCGCTTGACATTCATCCAAGAGAAAAGCAGGCGGTGTTGTTTTTAGCCACCAACGAGAAAAACGAGCGGTACGTTATAGACGAGATTTGGGATCATGGCAACGGGGAAGAGATTGCAGACGAGCTTTTAAGAAAGGTAAATCGCAACTTTTACCGGATTGCCGACAACACGATTATAATAGACCCGCTTTCCAAGTCCACGGGTGAGGCGCAAACTGACGAGAACTCTACTTTTAACCGTATAAAGCGCCGACTCTGGATTCACGACATAGCCCTTCAGGTGGCCTCAAAAGACAAGTCTTCTGGAATCTTGGAAGTAAAAAAGCATTTAATGGGTCCAAACAACGAGCCGTCCTTATTTGTATTTGATGATTGTGTCCGGTTTATCTACGAAATTGAGGGGTATCTCTGGGATGAGCAAACGGGCAAGCCGAAAGACAAAGACGATCATCAGATGGAGAACCTTTACCGCTTACTATTATGTGACACGCATTATACTGAACCGGATGACGAAGACTTTGACGAGGAAGATCGCCACACTGATAAGGTTAATTCGGTGACGGGGTATTAAGGAGGGGGTATGGATGAGGATTTAAGGAAATTCGGGTTTTCTATAGCCTTTAGTGAGGTGGGTGAAAACAGCGGTTTCAAGGGAAGGGTTGTCAGCCCCAGAAACATGAACAGGTTTTTGAAACTTGGATATGAGGTTGTTACAACTCCGGTTTATGTAAGAACGGGTACAAATGAGTACTCGTATCTCATGGAAATTCCAGAAAAGAAGCACTCCGATGGACAGGAAACCAAGCAACTCGAAAACGACCTAATGACCTACGACACCACCGGAAGCATCGGAAAGAACCTTCAGAAGTTTACAGCGCCAAGAGAGGCTTTCGCGGCGGATAAGGCGCTTTCCGAAACCCCCGTGACGGCTTTTTTAAAGAAGCGGCTCAAAAAGAAATTGAAAATATAATTATGCCAGAAATAAACGAAGAAATCCCAGACGAGACGCAAGCGATCGTTGACATACTAAACGCCTTTGCGCAGTCAAATAACATAGCAGACGGTATTGACGAAAAGCGTTTGCTTGAGATTGGCACCAGCGTTTTTAAGGGATATGAGATAGACGAAACCAGCCGGGAAGGTTGGAAGAAAGCGAATGAAAAGATATTTGAGCTTGCCGAGCAGCTTGGTTCTGACAAGTATTACCAGGGGGAACTGGTATCAAATGTCAAGTATCCCATAATTTCAACAGCGTCTATTCAGTTTTCTGCCCGGGCGTA